CACTTCCACTGTAATGTCGTGCTGGCTGACGAGTATGCGATGGTGAGCCATGAGCTTCACCGCAATCTGCTCGACGCGCTGGCTGGTGGTGGTTGTGTGCGTATGTTTGGTGACATCAACCAGCTTCCGCCTGTTGAACCGAACAAGATACTTGCAGCGCAGCCGTCACCGTTTGAACGGATGCTGAACAAGTTCTCTGGTATCAAGCTGGATCGCATTCACCGTCAGGCAGAAGGCTCAGGCATCGTTAGCAATGGTGATCGTATCCTGCGCCGTTCAATCCCTGAACGCTTGGAAGACTTCTCGCTGAAGGTGACAGATCAACCGATCGTCGCACTGAAAGAGTTCATCTTCGATGCTGAGGCCCGTGGTACGGACTTCACCAGTGTTGAGAACCAGATCATCGTCCCCGGCAACCGCTTCTGGACAGGCACTCACAAGCTGAATGCCACGTTGCAGTTGTTGTTCCGCCCGGAAGCCGATGGATGGATCGAACTTGAGCGTCACGAGCATCACTGGAAGGACGTAGGCAAGTGCATCCGCGCTCGTAAGGGTGACAAGGTGATCTGGACGAAGAACAACTACATGCTGAACATCTTCAACGGTGAAACAGGCATTGTGATTGACACAGACCCGGAGATCAACATGCTCGTCGTCGATTGGGGTGATCGCATCACTGAGATACCCCCTGCGCTGCCATTTACGGACGCGCACGGCATCGAACGTATTATGAACCCGCAAAAGGACTGCGATCTGGCGTATGCAGTCACAACGCACAAGTCGCAGGGGTCTGAGTTCAAGGAAGTGGTGTACGTGGTAAACAAGTCACACGCATATTCGTTGAACCACAACAACTTCTACACGGCTGTCACTCGTGCGCGTCATCGTGTGCATGTGATCGCTGACCAGAAAGGCTTATGGATGGCTTTGCAGCCTCCGAGAGAGAAAGGACGGAAGTAATGGACGATGATGAGATGATCGCATCCGATGCCTCGAAGATCGCGCAAGTTCTTGTGGACGTTGTGTACAACTCAACGTCCGTCTTGAACTCTCGCTACCCATGTAAGAAGTGCAGAGCCATGCTTGTTGCTATTGCCGCCGATATAGCAGCAGACATCTGTGAACAGATCATGGAGCAGACCGTCGATCAAGAGCACTACGAATTATACCAGACGATCACGGAGAACATGATCGTCGCCGCTACGCAGAAGAAGGGAAGAACACTGCAATGAACAACAGACAAGAATTACAGAGAGAGTATGCCAATCGAGCGCGGTCTTTTGGCTTGAACGTGGACTGTCCTATGGATGGCGTGTTCAATAGCGAGATCGCGATCGTGTCAGAAGCCCCCGGCGAGAATGAAGTGCGCCAGAAGCTGCCGCTCGTCGGGGGATCGGGTCAATTTCTTTGGCAAGTGTTGAAGAAGTATGACATCACCCGCCAGCATGTGTACATCACGAACGTCATCAAGCGTCAGGTGTCTCTGTCCGCGAAGAAAGACGTGCGCGATCCTGTTGGTAAGGTTGAGCTTCAGAACTGGCAAGACCTGATCAAGTGGGAACTCGCTCAGCTTCCGAACCTTCGCTACATCTTGATCCTTGGTAACTACGCGCTGGAAGCTCTGACAACAGAGAAGGGCATCACCAACTGGCGCGGCACGGTCATGGATGTACAGATCGGTGATCGCACTGTGAAGGCCATCATTGCCAACAATCCTGCTGCCATCCTGCGCGAACCGAAACTTGAAGTCGTGTTCCGCTTCGATGTCAACAAGCTGAACCTTGTGCGCGAGAACAAGTACAACGTGCCTGAGATCACTGCTCACATCAATCCATCGTTCAATGAGGCGATGTCATGGATGGACAAGATGCAAGATGAGAAGCTGCCTGTGTCGTTCGACATTGAGACGATCAGCAACGAGACCGCTTGCCTTGGGCTTGCAAACTCGACGACTGAAGGCATGTGTATCAACCTTCGCCAGCTTGATAAGAACTACTTCTCGACGGCAGAAGAGGTTGCGCTGACGCGCCGTATGCAGCAGTTGCTCGGTGACAAAGATGTGCGCCTTGTTGCTCAGAACGCGATGTTCGATAGCTACTGGCTCTGGTACAAAGACAGGATCAAAGTCGATCATGTATGGTTCGACACGATGCTGGCTCACCACACGCTGTACTCGACGTTGCCGCATAACCTTGGCTTCCTGACATCGCAGTACACCAACCACCCGTTCTACAAGGATGAGGGCAAGGGCTGGAAGGAAAGCAGCAACCCTCACGCGATCGACAAGTTCTGGACATACAACGTGAAGGACGCATGTATCACGATGGCTGTCTGTAATGGTCTGCAAAACGAACTGCGTAGTGCGAAGATGGAAGACTTCTTCTTCAACCACGTGATGCGTTTGCAGCCTCACCTCGTTCGTATGACGGTGATGGGTTTGCAGATCGACACAGTGCTGAAACACCAGATCGCTGAAGAGTTGCGCGAACAGGTTGCAATCCTCGCTGAAGAGTTCCAGACGCTTGTGAAGGCCGCGACTGGTGAGCAGGACATCTATATCAACCCGCGATCGCCAGCACAGCTTGCTGATCTGTTCTTCCGCCGTCTGCGTTTGTTGGGCCGTGGCACGTCCACTGATGCGACGAACCGGGGCAGGATGATCGACAACCCCCGCACCCCTGAACAGGCGCGGAAGATGCTCAAGAAGCTGGATGAGTACAAGACAGAAGATAAGTTCCTCAACACCTATGCTGAGATGCAGACAGGTATCGACGGTCGTATCCGCTGTGAATACAAGCAGACAGGTACACAGTCCGCGCCCGGTCGTTTGTCATCTGCGAAGGTGATGTGGGGTGAGGGCATGAACCTTCAGAACCAACCTGAACGCGCTCACCCGATGTTCACGGCTGACGAGGGCTACGCATTCGGATACTTCGACTTGGCTCAGGCTGAGGCGCGTGTCGTCGGATGGGAAGCCCAGATCGAAAAGTGGATGGCGCAGTTCGAGAAAGCGAGGATTGATGGACAGTACGATTGCCACAGAGCACTTGCCTCAGAGATGTGGAACATGCCTTATGATGAAGTACCAAAGAAAGACAGAAACGAAGATGGTTCAACCACACTGCGTTTCATTGCAAAACGGTGCCGTCATGGACTTAACTATCGCATGGGGCCAGACCGACTTGCACAAACAACAGGTTTGCCAATGCACGAAGCCGAGCGAGCTTACATGCTCTATCACAGAGCAACACCAGAGTTGAAGAAGTGGTGGGATGTGATTACGCAAGAGGTGGTGAAGAACAGGATGCTGTACAACTGCATGGGTCGTCGTCTTGTATTCATGGAACGCCTGTCCGAAGAGAGCTTGGAAAGTGTCGTCGCATTCAAACCGCAATCGACGATCGGTGATAAGGTCTGTCAGGTAATTTACAAATCAGAGAGCGATCCTGAGTGGCCTGTGCATTCTAAGATCACCAGACTGAACCGCAACATGCAAGTGCCGGAAGCTCGCATGGCGTTGAACATTCACGATGCTTTGATCTGTCTTGCCCCTCACGAGAAGGTAAAGACATGCTTGAAGATAATGAAGAAGTATGCAGAAGAGCCACTGATCATTCACGGTAACGAGTTGATCATCCCGGCTGACTGCAAGGTGTCTCAACCAGATGATAAGGGTGTGCACCGTTGGAGCAACTTGAAGGCTGTGGAGATTGAGCTATGAGTGAGAAAGAATATGATGAAGTATCAGGCACCCTTGCGGATGTGACTGACAAGGCTATCAAGATCGAAAGCAGTGCTCGTGGTGAGCACTGGATACCTCGAAGCGTCATCGAAGACGGTGACGATTACACTGAAGACGACATCGGTGAAGACCTTGAGTTCATGGTCGAAAGCTGGTTCGTAGATAAGGAAGGACTGTGATGACTAAACTATCTGGCAAGTTTTACAAACGCTCCATGACCCAAGTGAACGTGGATGTTGTTGACCACCGCATCGGTCTTGTGTGGATCGACAAGGACAAAACATCCGGCGTTGATTGGGGAGCACTCACGACCGGGGATCGAGTGATCTTTGAAGTTGATGACGCAACGCTCAAACAGTTGAAGGGCGAAACAGATGAAGAGAGTGAACTACAAGATGGTAACGAAGACTGATACGTTCATCGACCGATACATGCGGTTCATGGAGGCTCAGGAAACCCCGGTGGCATACGATTTCTGGTGTGCTTGCTGGCTCCTGAGCCTCGCTCTCGGACGCGAGGTTGTGGTTCCACGGCCTCGCGCTCCTGTGTACATGAACCTGTACGCATTACTCATCGCAGATAGCGGTGTCACTCGTAAGTCGAGTGCTGTCCGACATGCGACGAACATAGCTAGGGACTTCACATCAACTCTTGAACAGGGGATGGAGTTCATCGAAACAAAAATGACACCTGAGAACTTAGAAGCTCGGATGCACACACTTACTACCGAGAAGGGACACGCTCATGTTGCTATATCTATATCAGAACTTGTTACGTTCCTTGGGCGCGAGCGTTACACAGTCGCAATGCCCGGTCTGCTCACGGATTTATATGACTGCCCATCTTCGCGCATCGGAGGAGGTACTATTGGTCGCGGAAAAACCGAGATCAGAGATGTGTTTCTGTCCTTTCTTGCTGCTTCCACACCGACATGGCTCGCTCGCGCAATTAACCCTGATGTTGTGGAAGGTGGGTTCACTTCGCGCTGTATGTTCATCGTATCTGAACAGCGGAAGAAGCGCATTGCTTGGCCTGATGCAAGAAACGAAGACACAAGTTGGTTCGTCGAGGAACTACACAGGATCAGACAGAAGGCAGCGACTGTTCAACGGCTCGATCTTACGCCCGGAGCACTTAAAGCATTTACGACATGGTACAACAACAAAGACGAGAGCCGAGACCCCTTCTCTGCATCTTTCGAGAGCCGGGAGGATGCACATGTCCTTAGACTTTCTGGCTACCTTGCAGTTGATGACGGCTCATGGCAGATCGACGCGCACCATGTACGTGCCGCCACTAAGATCATCGCTGAAGTTAAACTGGACGGAAGCAGCATATTTGTCGGAGGTACTTCAGCGAATAGATTACTTAATGGGCTGGACTTACTGCGTTCCAAACTCATTGAAGCTGGTATCGACGGAGTGCGACACAACGATCTTTTCCATGCCGTCAAACACCATCTCCACAACGATGAGTTCAATGCAGCCTTGGACATCATGCAACAGTTGGAGATGGTAGATTGCTTCATCCCGCCATCAAGCGGACAGGGGCGCAAGGCTAAGCTCTGGCGAGCAACGAAGAAGATCACAGCACCGGGTACTATGGAGGCGTTGCAGGGCCGCTTAGTTCACTGACACCCTTGCTGAAGTCAACACCGTACAACTCTTCGTACTCGTCGATGATCTCCATTGCTCTGATCTCAAGCTCTTTCATCGACGCGATGTATTCATTACGTGTCGGGTGTTTCGCATCTGGTTTGATGTAGCCCGGACGTTTGCCCATCGCGTCGATCTCTTTACGCAGTGCGCGGTAATCAGGCATCACTTCATCTTCGAGACGCTTGTTGACTTCCTTCGCTGCCATGCCGTAACGCTCGATCTCGGTGCCAGCAAGGTTCTGTCCACCCTGTACCAGCGGACGGCCTTCGCTCATGCTGGTCATGCCCGGTGCCAAGACACCAGAGTTGAATGCAGCAGCGATCTTCTCTGCGTTCTGTGACTTGGTGTGGAAGGCTTCAGAGATTGGGCCTGTGGTTGACAGGCGCAGATCGGTTCCCCACATGGACGAGCCAAGGCCAGCAGATGTCGGCTGCTTGAAGCGATCGGTTGTTGCTTCTGCCATGTTGTCAAGTGTTTTCGCCATCGACGCATTGTTTTTCTGCGAGATGTTCTGGGCATGGATTGCATCAACGACCGTCTGCGATGCCGCGCCGATCATGTTGTCAAGCATTCTTTCAAGGTTGCGATACACAGCCGGGTCGTCTTTATCGAACACGGTCGTCTGTGTGAAGCGTTGACCACCAAGCTCATTCAGGCCGAATGTCTCTTGATCTGGGTTGCCGATCGACGTAACTGCCGAGAAGCCGCTCAGCCCTGCGCCAACGCCGGGAGGGATAGGATTGACCAGAACATCGCTCACAGCCACGTCCAGTGCTGGCCCCCATGATTTCATCAATGCTGACGCAAGACCGTCCTGAAGAGCTTGGCTCGCAGGATCGACCGGGTTCTTATAGCCGCCGAGTGTCAAGTATCCTTCGATCATCATTGACCATGCAGGACGCATGAACGGTGTCACCTGAGCAGCAGCAACAGGCTTCCCGGTGCCGGGTACAAGCTGACCGGGGAGCATACGCGCACGTTGCTGCGGTGTCAGCTTGTTGACGTACCAATCGCGGAACTCAGGGTCTTTAAGCTGCTCTGCCATTGCTGCCAGAGAAGCACCGCCCATCACCATCATTGTGCCAGCGACCGCACGTGGGTTCTTCTTGATCGCATTGTACAGAGCACGAGGTTCTTGAATAGCTGTGTTGAGGTAAGGCACCTCAGAGAGATACTGCTGCCATGCGCGACCCGCTTTCGTATTCGGATCGCCGCCTTTGACACCCAGATCGCCACCACCGATGTTCCGGCTGTCCGCAACAATCTTCATCAACTCTTCGTCGCTGTTGAGGACATCGCCCTTCATGTTGCGGCGGATGTTGGAGCCTGTGAACTGCATCCTGTTCGATGCCTTGATCGTGTGCAATGCGTTTGTGTACGCACGAGATACAGGGTTAGTCTGGATGAGGTTGCGAAGAGATTGGTCAGTGCCTTGAACATAGTCAGGCGAGATCGCCTTCAAGATGTCATCGGCGTTAGTATCGTGAATTGCGTCGAGAGCACCGAACGAACCACCGCCGAACCGTTGGTGGATACCATACGATGAGTTCTCATACGCACGAAGCATGACATCACGCAGACGCTCAGTTTCTTGAGGGCCGAGGACTTGATTGATGAAGCCATCGTTACGCAAGGACGCATCGAACGCCTGAGAGAACGCAAGTTTCGCCTTGGCATTGTATGACTTCATCGTGCCTGTGATCGGAGATGCCAGCGCAGAGAAGTCATAGTTGCCAAGGCGTACTTTGCCATCACTGAACCGCATGAGTATTTCATCCAGCGGCCCAAGAGCACGTCCCTTCGGTGTGGTTGGGAATGTTGACGCGACATCATACCATGCAGATGTCGGAGCGAAGAATGGGTTTGCAAGTCCTGTTGAACCTTCGACCACACCACGCGCTGTAAGCTGGCGCATCTTGTCGAACCAGTTGTTCATGCGCGGTGCTGCATTCGGCGCGAATTGAAGAGCAGACCAGATGCCGTTATCACGAACAACATAATGCTCAGGCTCGCCATGACGCATGATGGTGATCGTGCGACCGTCCATCGGCTTCGCGACTTTCTCAATCACGGGCTGATTGCCATTGACCATGAACTTCTTGGAGCCGGGAGCCAACATCTGATCGACGAAGTTGCGCTTCAGACCATTGATCTCAGCTTGCTTGATGAGACGCGACATGTACGATGTATGCAGCTTCGACGGTGCGATGAGTTCACCCGGTTGGATACCGCTCTGAAGATCATCACGTGCCTCGAACAGATTACCGACACCCGGTGTGCCAGTGCTGTCATCAAGGCTCTCGATGCCGAGACGTGTTGGAACGAAGTTCGGGTTCTGGATACGAAGCTCTGTTGCTTTCTTCTGTGTCATCATCCCGCGATCGACGGCGTATTGGATCGCGTCATGGTACATCTTGCGGCTCTCTTCAAGCAGCGGCTTCAGTTGTGGATCAGCGAGCGCACGTTGACGGATAGCATCAAGTGATTGGTATGTCTGATTGCCCCAGACGTTGTTCTGTTCTTTCACCATCTGGTCGATCTTGGTGCCAGCGTTAAGAGCATCATCGTAGAGAGCTTGTTGTTCAGGCTTCAGCTTCGCAAGTTGGTTCATGTGGTTTGCGAGCGGCACTGTGCGAACCTTACTGTTCGGTAACTGTCCTGTGAGGAAGAAGTTTTTCATGCGAGAACCGAGAGCGTCATTCGATCCTGTCGTCGTCAACTCAGCGCGGAACAGATCAGCATTCGGAGCCTTCGCTTTGTCGAGCGCATTCTCAAGTGCAGCGTTCTTGTTTGCAAACTGAATGGCACCGACTGTCTTTGTGTCTGTGATAGGGCCACGTAGATCACCGATGTTTGTCTGCTGCATTGTTTTCGGAACGCTCTCGACTTCGCGAGTGCCTGTGAGAATGCTGGCTGCGTCTTTACGTGCAGCCCGTGCGGTGTTACGCACCTGACCAGCAGCCGCCACACCAGCGACACCAGCAGCGACCGCCAGACCTGTGACGATTGTATTCTTCAGTGACCAACCATCTTCGCGATCTTGGAACTCTGTGTCATTCAGAGGATCAGCGAGAAGAGGATCAAACAGCGAGCCTTTATCAGCGACTGTCGGTGTCGTTGCAGCAACCGCCTTATCCATTGCAAGAGGGTCTTCCAGTACAGCAGCATTGAGCGGATCATCAAGCTGACCTTCAGCGAGCTTCACACCCGCTGCATCCAGACCCTTCTCAAGTGCGAGAGGCGCACCAACTGTTGCAGCCAATTGGATGGGCGCACCAACTTTGTATTTGCCTTGGACACCGGGCAGTGCAAGTTCGGCTGCGAGGTTCGCTGCTTTACCGAGCTTCGTTGTTGTCTGTGCGCCCTTGTTGACCAGACCCATAGGGATGAGTGCACCCGGCCCTTCTTGAAGAACCAGTGCGAGCGGATCAACCTTTAGCTTACCTGTCTTCTCGTCGATGCCGATTGCGGGTTCAACACCAGCGAACTCCATGCCTGTATCTTGCAGCTTCTGTGACATCTCACCAGCAGCATTCCAACGGATTGCGTTACCAGCATCGACCAAACCTTGCTTGCCTGAGAGTGCGCCAGTCAGCATCAAGAGATCAGACGGCACGTTCGGAGTGTTCACGATCTGCGACAAGATGTTCGTCGGTGCAGTCGCGAGATCACGAACGGCTTTAGGCTGCTGCTTGAGTTTGTCACTCTGTTGCAGCAGCCACATGCCGATCTGTTCTTCGAGAGGGGAGTATTCCTTGACCATTTATCTCACTCGTTGTGGAGGTGCACCGTCAGCAGTTACGCGATACGTCATTGTCTGACCGTTTTGATCACCACGACGAGCGATGTCGAAGAGATACGAACCATCGGCTTGTTTCACACCGGGAGAAACTTTCTCAAAGCCACGCATCGCTGTGAGTTCATCAAACGATTGCAGTGCTTCTTGCTCAGCAGCACCATCAGGCGGTAGGTTCTGTTCTGTGATTGGCAAGGTGCCATCATCAACCATGCCGCCTTCTTCAACGGACGGAACACCGGGTTCACCTTCCATCGGGATCGGAACATAACGCTCAGTCGTTGTGACTGCGCCTGTCTTGGGATCGCGAACTTCGACTGCGACTTTCTGATAGCGTGTCTTGCTGTCACCGCCACCAGATGTAGCCCGACGATCCATACCAGCTTGTGTAAGCTGAGTACGTTGAAGAGCACCAGCATTGTTGATGCCAGCGACACGTTCACTTGGTGTTTGCACTGTCGTCACTTTACCGTCAGGGCCGATCATAAAGCCAGACTTCAGAGGCTCAGCCATCTTCGCCATGACACCAGCTTTCAACTCTTGAATAGCACTGTCATCGCGCAGAGCAGAGAAGGTATCAGGTGCACCCAGACCTTGCGGGGTTTGGATGCCGAACTGACCAAGCATCGAGCCTGTATCGACGGAGCCGAAGGTGTCACGCAAGTTGAGCATGTTCGCGAGAGCAGACTTCATCAAGTCCACTCTATTGGTATCAAGCTGTGTGTTCTGAACCGTCTGAGCTTCAACAGCTTTCTGACGGAGTGTGTCGAAGAGATCAGAGCGACTACGCGCTGTGTTCCCTACATCATAACTTTGTTGATATGGATCAATCGGCATCTTATGAGTTCCCTACCTGTCTGTTTGCAAACATCTTGAGCAATTCGTTGTACTGCTGCTGCGAGCCATACTGTTCGAGCAGTCCACCGATCGCTGAGCCAGCACCGCCGAGGAAGTTGGCAGTGGAGTTGTTCGGGTCGATGTTTTGGATACGTCCGCCTGTTGCACTCATGCCTTGCATGACTTGAGGAGCAACACCGAGTGCCGCACTGCGACCGCCGCTGGACGCAGCAGACAGTTCGTTGTTGACATTCGACGGAGCGAACGGTGTGTCTTCAAAGTTCGAGGCACGGGTCGCAAGCAGATTATACAAGTTCCCTGCGCGTCCTGTTCGGGCAGTTTCAAGCTGCTCAAACATCTGACGTGCATCATTGCTTGCATTCGCACCAGCACTGCGAACTGCTTCGCCTCGCTGATCGTTGAGTGAGCGCATGATCTCACCCGCATTTGATGAGCCGGAACGAAGAGCCTGTGTACCAAGACGATCAGATGTACGATCGAACGCCTTGTTGGTATCAGTCGTTGCTCTGTTCAGCAATTCATCTCTCAGAGACTGCACTGAATAGTTTGGCTCTTGAAGAAGCTGCTGCATGAAGCTGTCAGCAGCCGCGCCTTCATTCAGACGGCGGCTCTCGTTCTCTTGCAGACCACGACGACGAATAACAGCATCGCTTGTGAGACGTGCGCGTTGTTCTGCATCAGTAGCTGAGATCAAGCCCTTCGTCGCATCGCTTGGGTTCGTGACCCAACCTACACCGGGGATGTATTCAGTTCTGTCGCCACGAGCGTTCGTGGTTCCAGCTTGTGCCATCTGCTGATACTCACGTGCCAGCAGTTGTTGCATGAACGCAGACTGATCCTGACGCTGAAGGTTTGCAGCATTCGCAGCATAGTTGTAAGCAGTCGCGTCATCCTGCGCCTTCTTGCCCAGAAAGCCAGAGAGAATGCCAGACCCGGCACTCAGTCCCTGACCGAGCAGCATCATGGTCATTGGTTCCATTAGAATACTCCTTGTGTACCTAAGCCGCGCTGTTTGTTCTTGTCTTGCTCATCAGCAGCGAACGCATCAAACAGAGCGCGGTTGCTGTTGTTGGCAGTACCCTGCGCGGTCTTGCCTTGGTTGAGGATCGAACCGATGTCGAAGAACTGTTGACCACCGATCGCGTTACGCAAGTTGCCTTCTAGTCCGCCGATGCCTTCGTTGTAGATGGTATCTGCACGGCCTGTGTAGCTGTTCGGATCGAACGTGGTGCCGAGTTGGTAATTCGACGCAGCATTACGCGCTTCGTTACCGACACCAGACAGACTATCGCGGATCGCCTGAAGCAGACCACCGCCAGTTTGTTGCAAGCTCGCTTGTGCTGTCGTCTTCTGATTGTTCAGAGAGTTCATCGCAGTCTGGAAGCCTTGATCGTTGATCGTGCCACGCTCGAATGCGCGTTGGATTTGTTGCAACGCTGGATCATATTGTTCACCGAGGATCGCGTTGATGTAGTTGTCATCAAGCGACGAGTTCACACGCTGGTTCGCATAGTCATTGCCAAACAGATTGTTCACCTGATTGCTATACTGAGTACGCTGGTTTGTCGTCGCGTTGTTCAACACGAGATCAGCGATGTTCTGGTTCGCGAAGTACGAGCCGGGGTTGGTGTCATTCTGAGGAACCTGACCACGGATTGAGTTCAGCATCTGTTCGATCTCGTTGCTGTACTGACCAGCATCCAGACCTCGGCCTGTGATGTCTTGGATCGCACGACCACGAGCACCTTCAAGTGCACCTGTCAAGTTCGTGTTGAACGCTGCGTTGTCACGTTCACGCTGAGTGGACTGACGAGCATCTTCCGCGATACGCTGTTGTTCAGCGATACGTGCTTGCTCGTTCAGAATTGAAATCTGAGATTGAGCTTGCGCGTTGTAATCCGTTTGAGGTACGGAAGGAACCTTGGGTGAGCCGAAGCACATTAGATGATCCTCCTATAAAGGGTGCCTTGTTTTCTGAAGCCGAAGTGTTCATACAGGCGTTGTACTGCTTCGGCTTCAATACCAGCAGTCTCACCTAACCAGATTTCTTTTGCGATGGATGACGTTGCCCACTTCAACATGTCTTCGACGAGAGCGAACCCGATGCGCGATGAACGCTTCGTCATGTCCACATACACGCCGTAGTCTTGAACAACATTCTCTTCGCTGTAGTGGGGTTCCATCAACATCGCGAACATGCCGCCAACAACTTCACCGTCGATCTCAGCGACCTTCGCATACGCATGGCGCGGATGGTTCGCTGACAACGCGATGAGAAGCCCGGTCACTTTCTGCCGGGAGAAGGGAATGTTCCTGAAGTCGGATTGTTCGTGGAAAGCCTCAGCCAGATCGACGATACGGGCGAGTTCTTGGGGGTCTTCTGTATTCACGGGGCGCAGTAGCATTATAAGCTCCATAATGGCTCATGGGTTTGCTGCGCCCCGGACAGGGGGTTAATTGGCACCATTATAGCTTGGTGCGCCACACGGGTCAAGTTACTTATCGTTGGCCCGTTTGTTGAGTGCGAGCATCAGATTGTCTAATCTATTACTCACTTGTACGCCGAGATCATTGATCGTTTTCACCAGCGTTGTTTGTTGCAACTTGATGTCATTACGTATCTCAGCAAGCTGCCGCTCAGTCTGTTCAACGTGACGATCAAAATCAGGACGCTTGGTTACATCGCTCATTGCTTGTTCCCTTTTCTCGCGTTCTGCATCATCTCCCTTGTCCATGCGATCGACGAGGTACTTGATAATACCAGCCGTCCATACGAACAAAGAGAATATGAATGCCAACGCCTGAAGTATGGTAGATGGTTCCATTACTCGCACAACTCCTTGTACTTTTTGTTGTTCCTCAGTATTTGTTGTGCAGTTTGATCAGTGAATACATCACCGTCACCCACGTACACAGGGCGATAGGTAGTGCAGAAGTCACCGCTTCCAGTCGTTGAACAACTCGTCAGAAGCAGCACCGTCAGGCATACGGTCAACAGTTGTATCAATCTCATGCGCTTTCCTCGCTGCTTTCTGGTTTTGTTGGAGACGGCTGATCTTCTCTGCATTCTTCCCCGCTTGACGTGCACCGAACAGGACAGCACACACAGCGAGAATTATTGCACCGAACTTGAGGATCGTCAAACCGAAACTCGTATTGGTGAAAAAGTTTATCAGCCATCTCATCTTATTCCCTTCCTACGATCTTCAATGCGATCCCAAACGATGTAACCGATTGCAGCAATAGCGATGATACCGAGAACATACGGTGCATATTGCGCGACTGTGCCGAGCAGTGGGAATGCTGGTGCTGCTTGATTGATGAGATCAGCAGTGACGCTGACACCCGTTGCTGCGCCAGCTACTTTCGCGGCCTTGATCGTCTTACTCTGTGATAGGTCTTGTTGTTCAGGTTCGACCCCCGCGAGCACAAGTCCTTTGGTGATCTGGCTATCGGTGTACGGTTGCGCTCCGTTCTCGTGAGTAATAATTGCACGTACCAGAGGTGCAAGGTGCTCGAACTTGTGCATGTCCAGAGCATCGTAAGCATTGAAGCCAGTAAGTCTCGCAACGTGTTCGATGTATGCTTGCGTGTTGTTCTCATTCGTTGGTGCCCATCTGTTGATGATCTGTGAAATCTGACGCAGATTGTACTTGTCCTGATACTGGATCAGCAACCGGGCGAGTGCGCGAATGCCATACGTTGCATCCGAGAATGTGAAGAACTCTTTGTCGAGTTGCTGTGGTGCTAAGCCCTGCCACTTGTCGTTCGACTTGCGGATGTTGCCGGGATTGTTGTTGCGGATACCGCGTGATGGTTTCGTTGTCATGTTGTCTCCTAGTAGCTGAAGGTTCCAAGAACGTACCATGTCGATCCGTTCGAGAACAGGTGAATAGTTGCGAATGTACTTCCGAGTGTTTGGGTTAAGCCTTCCACGTCTGGTGAGATCGTCACACCTCCACCACCACCAGAACCCCGCTTGATGATGACACGTCTTCCTGCTGCGGCATTGGCTGCGGGAAGAACGACCGTACAAGTTCCAGCAGCAGGAGCAACAAGATGCACCTCGAATGCTGCGTCAAGATTGTATGTATTACCACTCACACTTGCGTCGAAGAACGAGAAGCGAAGAGCAGGGTTTGAGTTTGCAACGATGAACCAAGCTGCGCCGTTTGATGTCAGTGTCACGCTGTCGTATTGAACAGACAGTTTGTGAGTAGCACCAGCAGCAAGACCAGTGATCGTGATCGCGTTGCCTGTCAGATCGTTTTTGATGATCGTGACACGTTTACCAGCAGATTGGCCTCCGGGCGATGGCATGTTGATCGTCGTTGCGCCAGCGTTCGCATTGACGATGTTCAACTGGACGTTCGGATCAAGTGTATTGATCGTAGTTCCAATGGTCGTCGTCTCGAAGAAGTCACTGCGCTCTTTGGTATAATTCGTCGCGAAGATAAACCACTCAGCACCGTTTGTATAACAGATGATGTAGTCATTCTCTTTCGACAACACATAGTTCGCATTGCCGGGGCCAGACGCAGCGTTGTCTTGCTGACGGATGGTGATGTGATTTTCTGAGTTGTCGATCTTCGTGATCATCAAGAACTGACCACCAGCATCAGCCGGGGCAGGAAGATCAAAGTTCAGTGCACCACCGAATGAAGACAGCAGATGAACAGCAGCACCAGAAGGCAAGTTGACGGTGCCGGATGTGTCTGTGTACACACTCTCCATCAAGAAGTCTTCGACAACAAGCTCTGTGATACGTGTGCGAGGTAAGACGGCACGATCAGGGAAGCCCCCGAACAACGCATAATACACACCAGTACCAGCCGGGTTGTAGATCGAAGAACCAGCAGTCGTGTGGAAGTAGTTGGTGATGATGTTGGCACCAGCACCAATGTCTGTCCCGGCTGCACCTGTCATCTGAATACCGTTCGCAGGGCCATTACACTCTGCAACGAAGTTCGTGATCCAGTTACCGCCTGAACCATCACCAAGCATCAGACAGGCGTTACCGCTGCTGTGGATGTTTGCTTCGCAATCAACGAGTGCGTTACCGTACTTACCGTCTTTAATCCAGAAGCCATACTTGTCGTTGACCATCGCTGCACCGAGAGAGTACACGCGCACGTGACGGAACTTGTTCGCGTTCGGACTGTCACCAGCACCTGACACGTGTAACTTCACACCGACATCGCGGGGTCTTAACACTCGGATGGCGTTGAACTCGTTCCAGTATGCAGGGAAGTTTGTGTCTGATCCGCCGTCGAGTTCGATGCCTGTGCAAGCGTCCCAGATGTCAAGTCCTCGGACGGTGTTTGCGACAACTGGCGAGGTGTTGTGCTTGAGGAGCACCGCCTTGTTCGCGCCAACGATCGTGAGATCAGCGACTGTGATGTATGAACCATTGAGCACCAATCCGTTGTGAGCAGAGTTGTAAGAAGCAGCACCGTCTTTGTTCAAAGCACCAGAGCGGAACTGAAGAACAGATGCACCACCATTACCAAACAAGAATTGGTTTTCGGTGAGCACCAGTTCAGATGTGATCTTGTATGTGCCTTCAGGTACGAAGACCGCACGAAGTTCAGACAGAGCTTGTATGAACGCATCAGTGTCATCAGTTGTGCCGTTGCCTGTCGCGCCGAAGTTCTTGACTGAGTATTCACCGAACGAAGCAGAACCACCACCGACTGATTGCCAGAAGGTAGGATGGTTGATACGGTCTTGTGCGAATGATGTCGGTGATGCTGCGGATGTGTGAGACACCATCACTTCATAGAGTGTGCCTGTTGATCCATCGACCAGCTTCTGTCCGACTGAGTAAGCAGTTGAGTTCTGCCACACACCTTGAACAGATGAGAGTTCAACGATGGTCGCGAGGATCGTGTCAAGCGAACGCCAGTTGTTGTATTCGTCTTCGTGCCACGGGTTCGTTCTGTAATTGATAAGACCGAAACCAAAATTGGGTGTCGTACCGAGTAATGTCATCGTTGGATACTCCCATCCTGATATGCGAATGTTGTTGACACGATAGAGAGTGGTTCTTTCGTCGCGCCATCAATACGCAGCTTCATAATCTTGAACTTGGTTGTTGCTGCACGTAACCGTTCATCGGTTGCCTGAAGCTCACCACCATAAGGTTGATCACCTTCTCCAAAGCCTGAGCCGTCTCCACCTGAGAATGTCAGTGCAAGCGTTGGGTTTAATGCGCCTGTGTCTGGGTTACGATAGATGTTGTCGATGAATACCTTCGCAGAGAACTCAGCAGAACCACGAGCATCGAAGCTGAGATAGCGCAGCAGCTTCGTGTTCATGCGCTTCTCGAAGTCAGCCCACGGGAACTCCCACGCGAACGTGATCTCTTTGCCTTCAGCCGGATCATCAACATCATCACGTGTTACATCACCAATGAAGTCTGCATAGATCGGGTCTTCATCTGCTGACGTGACAAACAGTTTTGCATCGTCGAAGAAGAACATCCGACCGAGCGCAGAACGGAAACCACATGTCCAGTTCCATCCCTCGAACTTCGCCCAAGCGTTGATCTTCAGTGATGGGATCAACGTGAATACAAAGCCGGGTGTCTCTGTTGTCGCTGCGTAGGTGGAAGCGTCAGGTACAAATAACATGTACCGACCCTCGCGCTGATCAAAGACAGAGAACACCCGGTCGCTCGTTGCACCAACCGTCAACGCTAAGATGGCGCGTTGTATCTCAGGGTCGATAAGTTGTGACACACGATCAGGCCGCAACTGACCAGTGAACTGTGCACGAGCGATTGATGGCACACCGATTGGATCGTTCATCAACAGGTCATTACCCAAGTTGATCATCGAACGGTGTGAGACTGTTCCGTATTGGAATACGCAGTCTGTGAAGTCTGGTGTGTGAACGTCTTCGATATATGTACCGAGAACACCGAAAGCAATAACGTCATCAAAGGCCACAATCAAGCTCTCGCGGAAACGAGCGATGCCTCGGATGATGTTGTTCTGTGATTGAACCACCTGTCCAACGTCAACCGTCACGGCATCGTTTGGATCAGCATCGCCAGTCCATGTACCTGACGTGTCTTGGTTCGAGATGTAGATCGTACCCGGCGCAGTGACATCACCAGCCATGACGAGATAACGAGCCATCGCCACAACGTAACGGCAGATCGGAGTGTTCGCGTTCGATGATGTCGCGAGATCAGCCAGATACAGAACAGGGAACTCAGGATTGTCGAAGTTCACGATCAACGGTTTGTCGATACCGTTGCAGATGATCAATTCACCATTGAATACAGCGAACGAACAAAACTCTAAGACACCCCAACCTGTCGGGCCATCTGGTTGAGCAGCCGCGATTTGGCTATTGAAGATGACACGTGATCCACCAAGGCCATCAATCTCAAGCACAGTACCATCACGAGACACAGCAATGATCCTGTCATCGAAGTATGTGGCGTTGATGATCCTATCAGCAACGATGTCATTCTCGCTGACGTACTGAACAGATGCACCACCACCTGAACCAGTGCCAGTTGCATCGTCTATCACTTCGATGTCGTATGTATCAGCCGTCACATACGTAACCACGTGTGTCGTGTTGAGCTGAGCAGCCGGAATACCGTGAGCAGTCGTTGCGCCTGAGAATGTAACTTCGTGGCCTGTGACAAATCCATGATCCTCATGTGTCACACGCACGACCGGGGATGACGTTGTGAAAGCGAACGGGTCTTCTTCCAGAGTGCCATCGAACTCAAGCTCGCGATAAACAGAGATGATCCGTTCGTCTTCTGCATCGACGATGTATTCACCACTCGCATCAACAAGCAGTTCAAGCGTTGTTGCTTCTGTGTATCGGAAGTTGCGGATCATCCGGCACCCCGGACGCACACCAATGGAGCCATCTTTCAGGCGCAAGACATTGGTGAGAACCTTCGCAAACTTCGGAGACAGGTTGAGATCGTTGTCAATGACGTTCCAGCCGCCATCAAACTCACGCAGCGTTGTTGTTCGCAACGAGTTCTGTCTGCGATTATTCTTTCGCGTGATCGTGAGCGGTCTGCGGCGAGCCATTGATTATCTCTCCATCCATTCATCTTGTTGGCGACCGATACGAGGGTCGAGGATGCGCGGATGTTGATCGAGGCTGTTCTTCAGTTGGCGCACACGCGCTTCAAACATCTGCTCGAACTTATCAATCGCGCCGGGATTAGCAGCATCGTCTTCCAGATAGTCACGTGTTGCTCCAAGGACGAGTGCCGTAGTGTCGAATGGCACCTCAGTCTCACCTTCAAAGTCATCCGGCTTCGTGCGTCCGATCAATGTGATCGAACCAGTGCTCTGTTTGGGCAGCACCTGAAACACTTTTGTCGGATCGTTGTAAGGCTGGAACAAATACGCATGAGACCCGACAACGAGTGCCGGGTTGTAATTGCTTGGTTTCTCTTTCATCGGCTGTGTGTCATTGCCGAAGAACAGATACTGAATGTCTTGGTATCTCTTGATGTTGTTCGCGATGTTACCTGTGATCAGGCCGTTCGTACCATCAAGTGTCAGCGTTGTCTCGTAGTAGAATTGAGGCCACCAGTAGTCCTCAAACGCCATGTCGAAAATCTCTTGGATCATCTGAGCGATGCGGTCTTCAGCATACAACTGAACACCTGTGCCGGGAACTTGACTGATCCTGACAATCACTTTTTGTACAATCTCGTTCAGCGTAGCCATGTCGTCCTCCTATAAGAAGGGCGGTCAGCGTGGAGAGACACCGACCGCCCTTACAAGATTGTAACGGTTCAGTCGATCTCTTAGCCGCCGAACTCTTTAATGCCGTACAGCCCACCGTTACCACTTGCATTCACAGAGTTGTCGAAGATTGCCGTGATGACAAGCTCAGACGTGCTATCAAGGGTTCCGTTCGGGTCATACGAGCCGCGAGAGTTCGTGACGGTAGAGACCAGACGAGGATCAGTACGTGTCGGAGCGACCAGAGTACCGAGAGTGTTTACAGCACCCGCGAGTTCTTCGGACAACACCTTGACGCATGTGTACGGCAGACCCAGAACGTCAGTGAAACCAACGTCCATTGTTTCTGTCGATGCACCAATGAGAACAGTGATCTCATCAATCCACTTATAGATACCGAACACAGCAGCACTCGTGCCGTTCAACGCAATCGTGCGAACGATCGGCTGACCGAGATAGTCACGGCCTTTGATCGTGCAGTTCTGCGTTACACCAGCAGCGGAGCCGACGATGGACACGTTACGTCCATAGATTGCATCCGTGATCTCACCAGTATCACCGTTGAACCCCGCGACAGTGCGGAATTGACCGGGACGATAAGTGAACGATGCGGCTGTGTCATCACAGATCGCATTGTCCAAGATCGCATCAGCATCGCCAACCGTAGGGGTGCCAAGACTGATACGTGTAAGGCCACCATGAACGACATCAGATGCGTAACTCATACCGGGTACGTAACGATTGACCGTTTTAGGCGTGTAGTCAGGTTGTCTGTTTCGCAGTGTCATTATTCATCTCCTTCTGCTTGCAGACCATCCAGAGTTTCATCCGCTGACTGCGCCCCACGAGAGGGTTTGGTTTTGCGATTGACGTGCTCTTTCAGGCTGCGGTTCATTGCAAGGGGGACTTCCTCACCACTCTCCATGTCGATCAAGTTCGCCTGACGGTGGAAGCCCAATCGCTTGAGTTCCCCCTTGGTACGAATGTGGATCGAATGTCCTTGTGGGAAGTACACCATGTATCCGCACTGATCATCCTTCTTCTCGAAGGTGAACGTCTTACCATCGTGGTTAGCGATGGTACGGATTGACTTCTTCTCTGAGATGTCCTCAGTCTCGAAGCGAGGTTTGATTTCCATTCCTAACATGATTTGTCCTCCTTATGCGTCATTCAGCAGAACACCGTGTGTGCGGAATGCTTTCCACAAACACCATTGTCCTTGCCATACGACACGACGACCGCTTGCATCAAGGTTCCAAGGAGCAGCAAGCTCTTTGACCTTCATGTTCACGTGACGCAGAATGTGGAGACGCAGATACTTCGAGTTAATGAAGTATGCTTTGTTCACCGGGCAGTCTTCGTCATACACCATCGGGATGTTTTGGTGAGACAGACCAGTGAAGCCCAAGTCCATCATGCGTGAACCGTTCTTCGTATCGGTCAAAGGAATAGTTACCTTATCACGAACAGCAGCACGGTATGCACGATAGATGTTCCGTCCGCACAGGATGATGTCAGGTTTGTCACCTTTCATCGTCAAGTCCATCAGGATGTCATCAAAGGCTTCTTCGATCACAGTCTCATCAAGCCCACCACCGAAGTCGTAGCTTGAAGTTCTCCACTGAGTTTCAGTCGCACGGTTGATACCGCCGAGCGTTCCCGTTGTGGGATCGTCAGGGATCAGCGCAGACAGACCGAGTGGATCAGCACCAGCCCCGGCACCATACAGGTACTCGGAGAACTTCTCCTTGATGCTTTCTTCCAAGACTTGCATCTTGGCTTTCATCAGCTTGAAGATTTGTGCTTCGCCACGGTTCTCATCTTCCTCTTGATCGGAGATGATGACCGAACCAGCAACACGCGACCAACGGTATTCAACAGTGTTGAACTCGTTCGTCTGGTTGACAGGCAGTGTATCGTAATACCCATACGATGTTACGTTCGGGTTGCGACCAGTGATGAGAGGGTTGGTGATGTTATAACCACCGTCCTCAAACTCAACACGGTTCGTCGCGAACGCCCATGCTTGCAAAGCATTCGACTTGATGGAAGCCATGATCAGCTTCCGTCGAGACTTCTCAAGCACTGAGTGTAGGACGGTATCTAGTGCCATTGTTTAAGCTCCTTTAAGCGTTAAAACCACTTCGTTTCATTTCACCACGAATGATGCTATCCCAATCTTCGTCAGCACGTGCCGCACCTTGATGCGTGTTTAGTGCTGCTTCTGGTGTACCTCTACCGTTAGGCAGTGGCGGTGCAACATTCATTCGTTGTTGATTGCTCCCCTGAACCGGGGGTTGATTGTGGCCTTGTGCGCCTTGGGGAGCGGCCTGAAGCTGTGGCCCCAAAGGTTTATTGAAGTCATATCCATTCTCCAAGACCCATGATTTGAGCCTGAAGAACGCGGTGTCTGCTGTGAGAGATTTGTCTCTCGCCATCAACGCCGCAATCTCGTTCTCATGCACACTGGCTTCGGGGTACTTAGCCATGAACGAGTTGTATTCCCGTTCCGCCCTAACAAGAGCCTCACTTTGCCCTTGTTGCTGTGCATGGTTTGTTACTAATGGATGAACAGCGCGGTTGATCATCGTTTGAACTGCGTTCAGGTCGATGCCGCCCTCTTTACCCAAGAGTTCGTTCACATTATGCCCCATAGCGGCATACTCCGTCAAGAGGTACTTTATAGCCTCATGCGGGTTCTTCTTCCATGTCGCCACGATCTGTAAACCAGTGGCAACTTCTTGCGGCTGAAGTCCAAGTTGTGCTGGTGCGCCGTTCAAATACTGCGCTGTCTCTCGCGATGATCCAGCAGCTTGAAGGTCTGCTTCCAAGCGTTTGATGTATGCTTGTGCGTGTGTGTTCGCTTTCGTCGCGTTCTCAGCACGTTCCCATTGACGGCGTTCACTACCAGCGTTGACAACAATCTTACCAGCCTTGTCAACGATGTTACCTTTACCGTCTTCCGCTAATCCTTCGGGCAGATTAGGGTGTCGAGCGTTCGGCTGTTGTTGCTGCGGTTGTGCAGCAGTGTTCGTTCCACCGCTTCCTTGAGGTTGAGCAGTTGTGTTGCTTCCTTGCTGCTTCGTGGTGTCAGTGGTTGTTGTGTTGCCGCCTTCAGCAGCAGCGTCCGTCTGTTTCGGTGTCTTTCCTTCATCTTGTGCTCGAATACTTTCGTCGATAAGGCGGTCGATGTTCTCATTACCGCTGCTCTCGTTGAAGTTCTCCGGGTGTGCAAGCTGCGTTGTTGCAGCATCGTTTGCCGGGGTGTTGGTCGTCTGGTCGTTCTGATTTGGTACGGTCATAGTTCTCTCCACTATTGTACAGGTTGTTGCGTTGATTTACCACCTTGAAGCATCTGCGCGATCTTGGGCAGAGCTTCAGAGATTGGAACACCTTGAGCCAACGCACGACCCAAAGCCTCCTTTGCCTGTGGTGGAAGACTGTCCACCAACTGAGCAACTTGTTCGAGAGGATTACCACCACCGCCGCCAGCAGCAGGATCGCCACCACCAGCAGGGCCAGCACCACCACCGGGTGCGTTGTTGCCTCTCTGCATTTGTTGTTGAATACCATCCATGAGGAACTTCCATTCTTCATCGGTCAACGCGACTTCATCGAACGCTCGTGCGAACACCTTCATCAACACCATAACAACTGCGGGTGACGCAGATGCAAACTGTCCGAGGATTTGTCCGACCTCCATCGCTTCTCGTTTCTTCTGCTGTGATGTCGGCTTGATGGATGATCCACCAACCACACGCACGTTGAAAGAACCAGCAATCTCTTCAGGTGTCATCGTGCGCCAATCTTTTGCGCGTTCAACACCAACGATCGAAGCAACACGTTCAGGCGGCATGTACATCAATGACAACTGAGCAATGCCCCAATAGATGTCACCAAGCAAGTCTTCAATCGCGTCGATCTTCTCATCCATCCGCGTTTGAGATGTACTCTCATAGTTCTGGATGGCTTGGTTCGTTGTGTTCGTTTTGAACTGAGCACCACGTTGGAAGTCTTGGATGGAAGAGATACGATCAATCGCTTGCAGTTTAGAAGAGATGTCGAACAACTGCATGAATTGCATCGACGGCGGAACCATCGAGAACACAGCGTCAGACATCTTACCATCTTCAGCGAGATCGACACCAACGGCGTAGTCTTTATCACCAGCCAGATAAGCGTCAACGTCTTCCTTCTTAATCAGGTTCTTGTTGTACATGATGTTGCGTCTTGCCCATTGACGAGCACGGCGCAGTTCATCATTGATCTCGTTGATTGCATCTTGCTGGTCGAGATAATATGTGACCTCACCTTTTGCATCACCACCTTCAGGCGATGTGTAGAACGAGAGATTATACAGCGGGAAGAATGTGTCGAGTTTGTATGGATCATCCCAGACCCACACAGGCCATGTCCAGTCTTTGTCATTGAACATGTACAGACGGCGCGTTGTCTTATCCCACACATACCAAACTTTGGTGCGTTGTGCTTTACGATATGCGTCTTCGTCGTTGTATCCGTTCATTGAGCTTTCGTCTTGCGGGATCAGCGAGTAGTTGTTCTCCGCATCATCCGTTGCAGACGATCCAACATTCAACACGTGTGTCGGTTGGTACACAGATTTGTATGTGTCTTTGTCTTCATCCTTCACACCATACACAGCTTGCAGATATGAAGTCGATACGAAGTCATAGACCATCATCCATGTCGGATCATCATCGTTGTCGCAGTCTGTGAGAACTTGGTGAGGACGACGATACTTAACCCACGGGCCTTCAGGCTGAAGCAAGTCGATCTTCTCATCAAGAGCTTGCAGTTGTCCTTCGATGCGTTCAATCTCTTTCGGTGACTTCGCTTTCGAGAGTTCTTCTGCCAGCTTCTGAATGTCAAGCAATGCTTGTTCGCTCGACTGAGCTTTGAAGTTGTAGCCGATCTCAAGATACGCAGAGTTCGTCAGCGTACACATGACGACTGCGCGTTTCGCTTTCGGCTTCAGGTTCACACCCGGTGCAGCCTTCATTGAGCCAAGACGATTGACGAGTTCTTCAACAACAACAGCAAGCTGTTCGTTCGCTTCAGCAGTCGCACTGAACTCACCTTCGGGGTTCTTGGCATACAGAGCAGGAACCAGCGCGTTGGTATTCGCGAACACAATGTTCTCTGTCTCAGACCAATGATCATTCAATCGACGTGAAGCACCTCTGTTACCACTAGCTTTCCCGGTCGTGCCTTGACGGTGAGACATCTGATCGTTGTTGTAGTAACGCAGAGCTTCGTCCCATGCTTCGTCAAGACCAGATGACTTGCGCTTTGCGATAGCTTGATCTTTACGGGAGCACCATACCTTGCCCATAGAACGCGAGACAGGTATCTTCGTAGAGCCGACCATGCGATATACAGGGCCAGTCTCTTCCTTCTTTTTCTTGCGTCCAGCACCCGATTTCTCAAGAGCCTTCTCGATCTCAGGATTGTTCCCGATGTCGCTGCTGTCATCATCATATTGGTCAGCCATGTCTGTAGTTCCTCTTATCTTCGGTTGTTTCTATTTCACGCCAATCGGTGAGATGCTTCGGTATTTGTTTCAACATCTGCGGAATGATGTTGGCGATGTTTGGACGCTTCGACATTAGATACTTCAGCATGTCCATCGCGTGATCGTTGCGGTCGATCGGTACGTCTGCAATCTCGCCGCTCGTGTCTTTCTTCCATATATAATTGCCTACCTCGTCAGTGAACCAAGTCAGATGCTCACTCACATAAAAGAAAGGCGCGGGGCCATCCCCGGTGAATGGATGCTTGTGGTTCTTCTGAGGATACAGATAACCTTGCACCTTGACAATCCCATTTTTTATGTCGTTGTTCCCGCGCTGCATGGTCACGCCGTATTCGCGGAACATGTCTGATACTCGCACACCGACAACACCACGTCCGCCACCAGCCCCACGTTTGAAGAGTTGCGGATCAGCGAAGATGCGCTCGTCAACTTCATCGGTGCCAAGATAAGAACGACGAATGCGCCTGATCTCTTTCGCTGCTTCATCTGGTGGTAACTCCTTCTCATAGAAGCCATCAAGCAACATGACGTTACCGAACGGATCAACGAATGCGAAGCCATAGCATGATGGAACAGCAAGGCCGTGGTCATACGCTTCGATGATAGGCACTTTGTAATTCGACGCTTGAAGAGCACGGAAGTAATCAAGCATCTGTGATTGCTCAACACCGTGCATCGTCTCATCGAACATCCAATAGATCAGTCCTTCATACGCAGCCCACTTACCCATGAGGAAGCGTTCACGCATCTGTCCGCGATATGTCGCTTCGAGTGTCTTGATGAAGTCTTCAGGCAAGTTGTTCTTATTCTCGTATGTCGATCCCTCGAAGATGTCGATGATGACTTTCGGTTTGCCGTTCTCATCAAGGATTGGTGTGTCGTCTTCATTACGATCACACAGCAAATCAGCATTCCACACACCACGCAGATAATCGTGGTAAGGTTTCACAATCTTCTTGTACACCCAATTACGTGTCGGGTTGGTTGTGATGATGAACCAGCGAGGGCCACTTGACGGCATACGAGGATCATACTCTTTATCTCCGGGTACAAAACCATACGGTGTCGAACCACGAAGACGACCGAGCAAGTCGATGAAGTCTTTGTGTTCAAACTCCGGGTCTTCTATCTGGTCAACAATGATCCAATCGTAAGTCGCAGAGAGCACGTTCGAGGTTGTAGAGCCATCTGCGCTCTGCTTCCCCTCCTGCCTCACATGACGGAAACTGATCTCCGAACCGTTCGTCAACTTCAAAGTCAAGTCCGAGTTCGGGGACTGAGGCCATGCTTTGATCCAATCGTTTGGACACCATTTCTTCATCTCCTTCATAATCGTATCGCGCAGCTTAGGCCATGTTGCACGAGCGATCAATCCGCGAGAGCCGGGGTAAGCCTTAGCCATTGTTAGTGCTTTGACACAACTGTTCGCGGTCTTCCCGTTACCGAAGCCGCCTCCAAACATTTGTATCTTTGCTGTTGAGTGATGGAAGCGTTCGTGAATGGAACCTTCATCATACCTGAACCTACGCTGAGACATATACTATTCCCTTCTTCTGTAGTTCAGGTGTGATCGCTTCGATGACTTCATCCCAGAGTTTGTGCACATACTTACGATGCTTCTTGCCCGGAAGGTTGTGTGACTTGATGAAGTACATCGCCACTTTGTAATGATCATCTGTGATCTTGCGGTTCATGTGTAGTCTGCGAAGAACGATGAAGACATCATACCATCCGACGAACCTACTCGTAGAACAGAGATGTACTTATCAGTGGGGTTGATTGCAAAGTTGTAATACACATTGGCAGGAAAGAAATGATCCGAAGACGTAGCTGCCACTGCGTCAGTCGCTCCGAACTTGATATACACATCGACGGTTGCAAAGATTGCGATGATGATTGTACCTTCAAGGAACGGACTTGTGTTTGTGTTCTCACTCGACGCAGCAGTGATGTGATGAGCACCTCCACTACGTAAGCGGACACACGGAATTGGGAACGAGTTATTATCACTCGGCATTACTGTCGG